AACGCCATCGAGGCAGGCGAACACATGAAGGGAGAAGGGGAATGAGCGACACCAGCAACCCGATCCGCCCGATCCGCCTTGTCAGCGTGGGCCGCAAGATCGTCACGGTGGGCAAGGCCGAGTGCGAGGCCGACCTGCGCCGGATCAACATGCGTCTGATGGGCCGCTGGGAACCGCATCGCTGCACCTGCCCCACCGATCATGGCTGGCACTAGTTCGCTTCCCACCCCACCCCTTGAACGGTAAGGAGGACGTATGGACCGGGACTTTACCATCAGCCCGTCGCAAGGCATCCAGCTTTTGTCGATTGCCGATCTGCTGAAACATGGCGCGATTGAAATCCGCGGCGATGGCGAAGGCCCCGACAACGCACGGAAAGCGATCATGGATGTTGCGCAAGAGATTGCGCTGCAAGTGGAGCCGTGATGTGGATCGCCGGACTCCGAAGGCAAGGCGCGCGATCGAGCGGCATCTAAAGCAAGCTCTGCCTGTGCGAGTGCCGCAAGCGGTGCGGACAACCCCGCTTGATAAGCGCGAGGCATGGCTGATGAAGTATGCCAATTTCGGGAACCCCCGGCCCGGCATCGGTATGTAGCCTTGACACTCCCCGCGCAATGGGGGATTCTATCGGGGCTGCGGCAGAACCGAAAACACCCCGGCCAAGCCGGGACGAAGTAGGCGAAGGCTCTTGGCGCGCGCCCGCCTGATAAGCGGGAGCCACAGCACTTGAGGGGCCGGCTTCGGTCGGCCCCTTTTCACTTTGCGGGGCAATCACCCTCGCAGACGCACACGAAGCGACTGTTGTGCGCCTCAATCGCCTTCACCGTCTCCGGCGTGTCGTGGGCGCTGTCGTAGGAGATCGGTTCGGCTATCCGGCAGAAGTCACTCACCACTGTCGGGGTACGGCTTGTGGAGAGCCCGATCGAACCGGGCGCGCAGCCGCTCAGTACGAACAGGATCGTCAACAGACACAGCGCGGTCAGCTTCATCCACACGGGCCTCTACCTCCTTCGTGGCTTCGTTGGCGGCAATGGCCTTCCCTGCGTCAATCTGCTGCTGGTTGGAGGCATAGCCACCCCACTTGGCGAGCAGGTCCAGAAAGGCGCGGAGAAGGCCAAGCCAGGTCACTGCTTGTTCGGCACGTAGAGCGCCACGATCTTGGCGATCTTGCGGACGATGCCGAGGACGCCCGTCGCGCTGTCGGGGATCTGCTTGCCCGCGAAGTTGGCGAGGATGTAGAGCAGCAGCAGCGCGAGCCCGGCGGTGGTGGTCGGTTCAAAGTTCATGGGTAATTCCTCCAGTGACGTTTTGGTTTGAGGTGACGAATGCAGGATCGGCCTGAGCCTTGCCGGGTGAAGTGGCTCCCGGGAGACTGAAGTAGTGCGAGGCGATCGTCGCGCCCTTGCTATTCATGACGTAGATCGCATCGTTGCCAAGGCCGGGGCCGCACTCCTTCCGCCCGTACCAGAGGCCAACGCTGTCACCGCTCATGTGCGGCTGATCATATCCCATGATGCGGATGTCGAACCCACCGACCGTGCCTTCGACGTTCTCGAACGGCAGCGGTTCGACGCTGTAACTGACGGCCTCGACGGCAAACTCGTGCCCGTTTGCGGCGATGTGCTTGATAGTGAACATTCTTCGTTTTCCTTCTGCTATGCCGCTGAAACCGCGCGGCCCGGAGCTTGTCAGGTGGTTGGCATTCCAGCCTTGAGCCACGCGCTCACGTCAAAGCTCGGGCACGCCTTGTGGACGTTGGGCCAGTTGCGGTGGCCGAGCACGATCAGGTTGGGAAGGCGCGCCTTGTAGTCGCGGATGATCCTGGCGAGCGCGGCCTTCTGCGCTTCCGTGCGCGTGTCTTTGGGATTGCCGTTCTTGTCGACGCCCCCGATGTAGCAGATCCCGATATTGCCGGTGTTCGCCCCGCCGACGTGCGCACCCTTCTGGGTTTCGGGCAGCGTGTTGACGGTGTGGCCATCCAGTTCGATGACGTAGTGGTACGAGACCTGACCGAACCGGGCCACGTCCCATTGGCTGATCGTCGCGGCTTTCACGTTACGGCCCTCGGGCGTGGCGGCGCAGTGGATTGTCAAAAATTTCACAGGGCCAAGGGGAGTCATACGGCCCCCTCGGGCCGAGGCCGACCGCTAGCTAAGGTGCTTCCAAGTGTCGCCGCGCATAAGCTGGTCGATGCTGGACCGATGGACCCCATAAGCAGCGGCAACAGCTTTGCGCGCCTCGCCCGACCTAACCCGTGTGACGATTTCGGCGATGTCCGCCCTTGAAAGCTTGTTGGTGTTGACGCGCTCGCCATGAACCCAGGTTCCATGACGGGCTCGATCAGCGCAGTTCTGTTCCGCCGATGCCCAATAAAGATTGCTCGGGATATTGTTGGTTCGGTCCCCGTCGATGTGAGCGGCCTGGGCGCCGGGGAATGGCGGGGGGCCATTGAAGGCGAGGCACACCAACCTATGGACAAGTCCAGTAGTCCGCTTGCCGAGAACTGATAACGGCAGAATGGCATAGCGAGCCATGTGCTGCTGGAGAATGCGCGACGGCGAAAACCGGACGCCACCACCCTTAGACCGGACATCCCGCCCGACACTGCGAATCCGGCCTTCGCTGCTCGCCTGATAGAACCCTTCGAACCCGGGGATGTCGCGCCATTCTTCCATGCCGGAACAATACGTGAATCAACAGCGTTATGCAACTGATTGATGGGGCCGAGCGCGCTCATCGCCTCTTTCCCCCATTCAGCCGCAGCGCCAGCGCAATCAGGACCATGTCGTCAGCGGGCGGGAGGAAGGCCCGCCTCAAATCGCGCCGCAGCAGATCAAGACGCTCGTCCATACTCACCCCCCGAAGTGCCCGATTATCCACGTCACCACCGAGCCAACGGCGCCGGCGGCAACGGCCATGATCGCCAGCGCACCCTTGCGCTGGTTCTCCGCGGCCTTCAGCGCGTCCACGTCGTCCTTGATGTCCCGAAGGTCGCTCTTGATGTCGTCGAAGCCCTGTTTCATCGCCGATTTCAGGGCCTCCAATCCGGCCTCCATTTTTCCGAGGTCGCGTTGGATGTCCCCGTGCGTCGGTTCAGCCACGGCGCATCTCCCGCAGCTTGCGGCGCGTGCGCCGGAACGCGGCAATGCCGTGATAGGCGTCGATCACCATGCAGACGCAGGTGACTGCCCCGACAATGGCGAGGATGCAGACCAGCGCGATCAGGATGCCCTTGGCGAACTCCATCACACGCGGACCTTGAACCGGCAGGTCAGGTTGGCCCCGGTCGCGCCGGGATAGGTGCCGTCGTAGTAGACCATCGCGATCTGCGTCCCGCCGGGGATGGGCTGGCCGACCGTTACCTTGTTCGCCGTCACCTGCCGTCCGATCATCGGTTCGGTCGAACCCGAGACAATCGTGTATGGCACCGTGAACCGCACGTCGGTCGCCGCCGTGTTGTTGGTCGGCAACACGATATCGATGAAGCCCTCGCAGAACCCGTCCTGCGTCAGCGTGTAGTACGCCGTGGTGATCGTCGCCGAGCCGGTGAACGCCCCGGTGCCCGAGGTGATCGTCGGGGTATAGCTGCGCAGCACCCCGTAAATCTTGCCGGTGCCGCCATAGGCTGCCGCGCCGCCCGTGCCGCCGCTCGAAGTCACCTTGCCGTTAAGGTAGAGACCCCCGCTGGCAGTGTCGGCGGTGTAGGCGACATAACCCCCGTTGGCCATGTTGTAGGTGACAACCTTCGGGTTCCACAGGTTGACCACCGAGCCCGAGCCGGTGACGCTGGCCCCGCTGCGATGGGCATTGGAGAGATCCACCGTGCCGTGGATGGATAGCGTGCCGTTGGTGCCGATCACATCGATCAGGTTGCCGCTGGTGATGGTGGTGTCGTGGCCGTGGGCATAGAACCCGTCCAGATCGACCGTGAAGCCGTTCACGCCGCTCTCGACATAGACCCCAGAACCGCAGGCATCGAAGCCGATCAGCGAACCGCGCAGCCGGGTGGTGTTGCCGCCGGTTCCCGCGCCGAGCTTGAGCCCGTAGCGGTAGAAGATGGCGAACACGTCGGCCATGTCGCAGTTGTCGTTGCGGTTCGACTGGATCGCGGTGGCATTGTTCGTCGTGTAGTCGGTGACGTAAGACGAGGACGACCAGAAGTCCCAGAAGTGGATGCCATCGATCCGGGTGACATCGGCGCTGTAATCGACCTGAAGCCCGATCGAGAGCGGTTGCCCCGAGATGTTGCGGAACACGTGCCGCCCACCGCCTGCGGTGCAGATGATGCCCTTGGTCGGGTTGAGCAGCAGGATGTTTTCAAGGCAAACGTCGGTCGCCCCGGTGATGTAGAAGTCCCAATCATGGGCCGTGGGGGTCCAGCCTACCCCCGGCGTCGGTTGAGTGCGCTTGGTCGCAATGCCGGAAATATGCCGCGCGCCACTCGCCCCGGTGAAGGTGAAGCCTTTGCCGGTGTGGGCGAAGTGAAACACCGCCTGCCCGGTGATCGTGTCGGCCCGGTAGAGCGAGCCGGGACCGATGATGACCGCGCCGACCGGGACTTCAACCGCGCTGGTGAGCTTGTAGGTGCCGGGCTTGGGCACGCCGCCCCCGGCGTTCAGCCACGCCAGCACCGCCGCCGTGTCGTCGGTCGCGCCATCGCCCACCGCGCCGAAGTCCTGCGGGCTCGCCATCTGGTTGCGCAGTGCGGTCTGGAGGGTCTGCGCCACCGCCCCGGTTGCCCCGCGCGTGTAGCCGACCAGCGAGGCCCCCGAGGATGCCGACAGCGAGCGCAGCGCCGATACGTTGACCGGATCGATGTCGTAATAGGTGTTGGCCCCGTCCGCGCTCTTGAGGATCGCGCGATAGGCGAGGCTCTCGTCGAAATAGATGTCCGCGAACCGCCCGGCGGCGTCGGCGGTGACCGTCGAACCGAGCGAGGTAATCAGCCCGCTATCGGCATAGACCGCCTGCGGGGTGGTGGTGCCAGTGGCGTAGAAATACCACTTGCCGCCTTCGTTCGGATTGGCGTTGGCATCCAGCGCGGGAGAGGGGGGGGAGAAGTACGATGCGGCCATTTAACGTTTCCCAACGTGAAAAACCCGCCTTTGTGGGGCGGGGGCGGTGTGGTAGGGTGGTCAGATGCGGACGTTTCTTCGCCCGAAGTTCTGGCTGTGGGCGGTCTTACTGTGGTGGTTTCTGCCCGGTATCCTGCTCGTTCTGAGCGGCGGCAGCGCCGGGGGAACCGGCAGCCATCTTGCGCAGCGCCACAGCGAAGGCCGCGTTGTCGTTGGCCGAGATTGACGCAATCGTGCCGAGCTTGGCGAAATAGCGATCAATCACTTGCGGGTTTGCGCTTTCGGGGGCAGCGCGCAGCCAGCGGGTAAAGTCGGGGTTGAGCAGGAGCCGCGCCGTGCGAGCCTGCCCGAGCGCCGAGACGACTTCCGCAGCAACGGGAGCCGCGACCATGCCGACGCCGCCGCCCGCGCCGAAGCCCAGAGCCCCGACCAGCAGTCCGCGCAGGCCGCGCTTGCCAGCTTCCATCACCACGCCCGACTTGCTGTTGTTGAGGCCCGCCGCCGTGGTGCCCTTGGCGTTAGCGAGGATCTGCAAGTCACGCAGCGCCGCAGCCCCGTCCTTGCCGAACACCAGCGCACGGATGTTCTCGGGAACTTTGCCGATGTTGGTGGCGAGAGCCGCCGCGCCAATATCGCCCTTGGGGCCGGTGACGAGGCTTTCGGCAATGGTAGCGCGGAAGTCGGCCAGTTCTTCAGGGGTGGCTTCCTTGGTGAAACGGGACAGTGCGTTGTAATTCTCGCGCCCGGCGACCATGCCCTTGAACGCCTTGCCTGCCTGTTCCGGGGTCATCGGTGCGCCGCGCGAACCCATGAACGGCTTGAGGACCGACTTGATGAAGTCCTGCCGCTCGCGGTAGAACCCATCCGCAGCCTTCAGTGCCGCGCCCGCTTCCTTGGGGAGTTGCTCGGCCAGGTCTGCGTTCATCGCGTCCAGCACTTGTCCGACGCGGCGCTCGGTATCGGTCCCGGTCAGCCCCCGCTCGCCGATCTGCCCGCGCATGTTGGTGCGCAGGTTCTGGACCGCTTCAAGGCTCAGGCCTCGGTCGATGTCGGAGCGGAGCCCTTGCAGGTACTTGATCGCCGCCGCGTTGCTGTTCTCGCCCGCTGCGCTCAGTTCCTGGATATGCTGATCGATCACCGCATCGGCATTGCGCGGCGTGACGGTGGCATTCCCGGCGAGGTCACGCGCCTTGGTATAGAGCCGGTCGGCCTGCTGCCGGGTCCGCGCGATATAGCGTTCACCCACGCCTTGCACGGTCTGGCCAAGCGCATAGTTCGGCTTCGCCGCGCCGCCGTCCCCGAGGTTGCGAACCCCCTGGTTCATCGCCTCGCTGTCGGCCTGCATCGCCCGCTTGATGATCGGCCCGCCGTAAGGGCTGGCCTCTGCCGCTGCGGTGCGGTTGGCGGCTGACGGGATGGCGTCTGCAGTGCGAACAGGGATGCCCTGCCGCTGGCCAGCTTCCACCACCGCCATGTCGGGGGCAAGGGCATTGCTGCCGCGCTTGGCGAGCATGTTGCCGACTGCCGGTGCGGCCTTGGCCAAACCGTAACCAAGCAGGGCATTCGTCCCCGCCCCGGTCGCGGCTCGCGCCATGCTGTCACCAGCGCCGTCGCCTTCGCCAAACCCCGAGAGGCCGCCGTAGAGCGCACCGGACTTGACGATCTGGCCCACGGTCGGAGCGACGGTGCCAACACCCGCCCCGGCCATGCCGCCGAGGAATTCGGTCGCCGCGCCCATCGTCGGGTGCAGCCGCTTGGCGTTGTCCACCGTCAGGCGGGCCGCGTCACGGTTGGTGTAATAGGCCGAGTTCGGGTCTTTTCCTTGCAGGAAAGCCGCAATCGCTCCGCCCACGCCAGCGGCTTCGTCGGCCAGACCGGCGGTCACACCCTGCTTGGCAAGGGTAGCGATACCAGAGAGCCCCGCTTGGCTGCCGTCCATTGCGGAGAGCTTCTGCGCTTCGGTAGGGTTGCCGCCGCCGGGCGAGCCGCTGGTGTCGGTAACACTGCCGGTCAGGCCGAGGTAATTGCCCTGTGCGTCGTAAGCGCCGTTGTCCTTCTCGGATACGCCTGCGCTCGGCTGCACGGTCGCGGCGGTCTGTTCCGCCAGCGGCCCAGCCTGCATCCGCATGGCTTCGGTCGCCTGCTTGCGCGCCGCTGCCTTCTGCGCAATGGTCTCGGGACTGTCGCCCGGCATCGGGAAGAAGATGCGATATTGGTTGTCGTATTCCTGCGCAGAGATCGCCGCGCCCGACTCCAGACGCAACTGCGCCGCGATGAAGTTGCGCGCAGCCTGATCCGCGCCCTGCCGCGTCGGATCGTTCAGGAACTGGTTTTCCGCGTTCGGGAAGTTGTCGTGGATCGCCTGCCGCACGACACCGCGCGGGTCGAGATTGTCGCCGCCAACCGTGTTGTAGTCCTGCTGTGACTGAAGCATCCGCCCGTAGAAACTGGCAGACTTGGCCTGAAATTCCTTGCCCTGTGCGTCCATCGCCACTTGATGCTCTTGGGCCGCAGACGCTCGTTCGGCAGCCGCCGCCTGACGATCAGCAGCAGCAGCAGCCCGAGCATTGGCGTCGCGCTGCATCACCTGATCTTCCTGCGCGCGGGCCTCAGCAGACTGCTTGAGCGGGTCGGGCGCACCCTGGATCACGCCGGGAAACGACGGAGCGGCAGGCTTGACGATGGGGTCATTGTCCCACGGGTTGGGCATCAGCGGGTTCCATTCTTGCCGAAGTAAGGGACGCGGCCATAGCCGGGCAGGGTCACGTGAACGTGGTCGCCTTCGTTGAGATAGCGGGCGTTGGGACCGAAATAGCCACGCAAGGCGTCAACCGTGGTGCCGGTGTAATCCGCAGCATCGCCGGTCAGGTGGTGGCTATGCTGAACCCCGCCGACCGCCGCGTTACCGGCAACCGTGCGGCGTCCGCTGGTCATCTGGCCGGGGGCCTTCAGTGGGTCGGGAAAGCCGCCGCTAGCATTGCTGCTAGCGCCTCCCTTGATGCGGATGTGCCCGTCCGGGGTCATGTACTGCTGCCCCGGCTTGATCGCGCTGTAGGAGGCTTCGTCAGTCACCTTGGGGACGCCGCCGGGGGCCTGCCCACCGGAAAATGACGCCACCGCCTGCGGGTTACGGGTGTCCACCAGCGTCCCGCCTGCCGGGATCGGCATATACTTGGGCTGCTGGAGTTCCATCGCCTTGTCGGTCAGCCCGGCAGCGGCAAGGGTCGCGTTCAGCAGTTCGGGGCTGTAGTGGCCCTGATACTGCGCTAATTCGGGGTGGCCCATCGCCACGCCCTGCGCAACAGCCTGATCCCATGCCGCCGCCTGCTGCTCGGGTGGAAGCTGGCTGATCCGCAGCGCGGCCTGCCCGACATACTTGGTCCGCTCAACGCCCCGGTCCTGTCCGGTCTTGGCTTGCAATTGCTGCTGCTGGAACTGCTGCTGCGCCTGCTGGTGCTTGGCCTGAATGACAAAATCCGGGTTGAACTCGGCCAGCGCGTTCAGCGCCTGCGGGTTGTCCGGGCTCTGCGCATAGGCGGCGAGCGCGTTCTTCTGCCGCCCCTTGTCGTAGCCCTGCATGAACGACTGCCCGATGTCGGGGACTTGGAGCAGGTTCCAGTTAATTTCCGCCATGTCAGAAAATCCCCGGATTGGCCGCGAAGGCGTTCTGCACAGAAGGGGTCAACGCGCCCACGGTAAAGGCGCTGGTTCCGGGGCTACCCGCGTAGTTGTATTTCGGCGCGAGAACCGAGCCCGCGATGTTCGCCGCGCTCGCTAGTCCGCCACCCAAGGCCGACGCCCGTGCCAGCGAGGCGTTCGCCTGATTGGCCCCGTTCTGCATGTAGATGTTGCCGAGGCTGTTGGCGTAGTTCGTTCCCACGCCCGCCTGCGCGCCCGCTGCCGACAAGCCGACGCCCTGCTGGGTGCCGAGTGCGTTCAGGTAGTTGCCGAACTCCTGTGAAGCCTGCCCCTGCCCATAGTCCACCGCGCCCTTGATCGCCGCGCCGCTCTTGATCGTGCCAGCCCCGGCGTAACCCGAGTTGAGCGCGTTCATTCCCTGTTTGAGCCGCCAATCATAGCCGGTGGAGTTGCGGAACTGGTCGAACGCCCCTTGCGCTGCCGCAGTCTGTCCCGCCGCCGTGCCGGTGAACGGGGCGAGGTCACGCCGTGAGCCGTCCTTCGCATAGTGGTACTGCCCGAAGGCGTTGATGTCGCCGTTGAACTGCTGGCCGTCGCTGGTGCCCTTGATGGCATTCCAGTTGGCGAGCGCGTCCTGATTGCCGTTGACGTAGGCCCCCCAATCGACCTGTCCCGGCTGTGTCCCACCAATCCCGAGGAGCGCGTTGATCTGCTGTGTCGCCGGGAGCCCAGCTTGCACGTAAGGCGAGAGCGTGGCGACGTTCTGCTGGTACTGCTGCTGTTGCAGCTGCGCCGCGCGGTCAGATGCCGCCGCACTCTCGCGCGCCGCGCTCTTGGCTGCGCTAGACCCAATGGCGGCGCTGCCGATTGCACCAGCGCCAGCGATCACACCGCCGATAATGGCAGGGGGCATATCATGCTCTCCAGTTGTAGATTTGCCAGACTTCGGGACCGTTCCCGGCGTCCAATTCATGTGTGCAGGCGAACCGAAAACCCGACTTGACCGCGAGCGCCTTGACTTCGGGCCGGTTGATCCGCGCCCACAAATGGCTTGCGCCCATCTCCCGCATCATCTCGACCGACTGCCGGGCCGCCGCAAAGGCCCACTTCCCCCGGCCTGCCGAGGTAATGAATACGTGAACCTCGTAAGTCTGCGGCCCCTTCCACTCGTAGATGAACCCGCCATGTTCCCCGAACAGGAACACGTTGGCCGGGTTCATCGCGCCCGCAAAGTCAATCGGCCCGTGGATGTCTGGGGCGATACTGGGGTCGGCAGAGAAGGCATTCGGAATGGCGGGATCAAATACCCGGCTAATCATCCGCGCCCGTAGAGCGTAATGACCGTGCCGGTGGCGTAGTTGCCAGCCCCGAGCAGCAGCGTAACCGAGGAAATGGCCGACGTAGTCCGCGCGACGGCGGCTGACTGAACGATATAGCCCGAGCCAGTGGTCGTGCTGTTAAGGTGACGGGCATTGCCCAGGATCGTCTTGTGAAAGGTCGTGTCGGCATAGCGTAGGATTTCGATTACCCCGCCGGTAATGAACCCCGCCGTCGCCCCGGTCCCGGCCAGCGAGATCATGTTGACGAGCGCGGCGTCGGCAAGGGACTGATCCGCCGAAACCGTCGTGCCGGTGGCATACATCCGCTGGAGGTCATATCCGCCCGCCCCGAGCGAGTTGACCGTCACGATCACGCTTTGCGCGCTGGCATCGGTGGTGCGCCCGGAAATGACGACCACGAGGTCGCCATAGGTCGCCGGGATGCTCGAAAAGGTGGCGGTCCCGGTGGAGCCGTTGCCGACGTACTGGCCCAACTGGACATAGCGGTTGGCGTTCAGGGTGCCGCCAGAGAACGACAGGTCCGACCCAATCGTGACCGGGCTCCACGTCGAGGCCGCCGAGCGGTAGTAGATCGTATTCGTTCCAGACAGGGCTTCCAGCGCGGCGAGGTCATCCGCCAGCGCCAACGTCGGATTGCCCGCCACCCCGTTGCCGTTCGAAACCGTGATCCCCGCCGCCGGAGCGGTCAGGGTGCGGAAGGCATAAGCCCCGGCCCCGGTGCGCACGATCTGCCCGGTCGAGGCGAACCCGCTGATATTATCCAGCAGTGTTCCCGAAGCCGAACCGCCGCCGGTTCCCCCGCGCGCCACCGCCAGCGTTCCGGTCCACCCTAGCGTCAGTGATGCCGCCTTGAGCAGAGCCCCGGTCGGAGTGCCGCCAAGCGTCAGCGTGACATTGGTATCGTCGGCCTTGGTCAGGTCCGCGCCGGTCACCGCCGAGCCACTGAGCGCAATCGCAGTGGAGCCCGCCGCCGTCAGCCGCCCTTGCGGGTCAACCGTGAACGTGGCGACCGCCGAGGACGAACCATAACTGGCCGGGGTTACCGTGGTATCGGTCAGCCCGACGCTATCGGCGGCAACGCTGATTCCCGTGCCCGCCCCGACGTTGAAGGTCCGGTCTGCCGTCAGGTCGCCGCCGCCGGTCAGGCCCGCGCCCGCTATGAGATTGCGCGCCTGCAACGCGGCAAGGTCGGTTTCGGCAGATGTAACCCGTGCGATCAGGTCGAGGATGTCCGACACCTGGTCCTCGATGGCCGAGGCGACCGTATCCCACCAGCGATGGAACGCCAGCGTCGGCTTGCTGTCTGCGACGATCTCGACCAGCCGTTGCAGCCGGGGCAGTTTGAGCGCCATCAGAGCCCGCCCCACGGTTCATTTACGAATACATCCGACACCCGCAGCCCGACAGGATCGGTCAGGCGGAACTCGGCAAAAACCCCCGGCTGCCCATAGGTGCCGCAGGCCGTCCATTGCACCCGCTTGCCGTAGTCGCCTTGCGAACCCAGCGTCGTGGTCCGCCAGTTGCCCCACGTCCGCCCGGCATTGCGCGACATCCGCAGTTCCACCGTGGGATCGGCGTAATCCCCCGAGAGATAGGGCGTCTCGCCCGGATCGGTGCGCAGCATCAGGTGATTGACCGCCACCGCGCCCGAGTTGAGCGGAGCCCCGGCCCGAAAGCGGCGTTCCATCACTCCGCCGAGGTCGAGATGCGCCGCGCCCCAGGCCATCGTCGTGCCGTCCACGGCAGACCCGAACACGCCCCCGGCATAACAAGCGGGAAGCCAGTTATCCTGCCCCCACGAGGCGAATTCGCTCCACAGCTTGGACCGCAGCGAATAGACGAAGGTGCGCGTATCAAGCCGCAGCGCGAGGAATTCCGTTCCCTCCAGCAGGAAGGTCCACAGCCGCACGCTGGCCGAATCCGCGATCAAGGCTTCCAGCCCGGCGTTGGAGATGATGCTCTCCGGGTCGGTCAGGCACACCTGGTTGGCATCGGTGACCCATGCAAAGGTCGTCCCGAACTGCACCGCGCAGCCGGTCGCCTTGATCCCGCGTTCAAACACCCGGCCTTCCAGAGGCTGGAACGGCAAGTCCGCGTCCCCGGTGTTGGGCCAGAATTCGACCGTCTCCGCGCCGAACAGGATCAGCACGTCATCGATGAACAGCGCGTCCTTGAGCCGGTCGGGCTGGCTTTCCGCCGTGGCGAATGACAGCGCGTCGATGTTGCTCGACAGCACGTCCGACCAGTAGAACTTCTCGGTATCGGCGCGGAGGCAGATCGCCCGCGAGGCCCCGACCAGCACCTTGCGGACACTGGCGGTATCGGGGAAGGTCACCGCCGCAAGGGTGGTCCCGTCATAGCCCCACAAGGAACCACCCCCGGCGACGAACAGCTTGTCCTCATACCCGGCGAGGAAGAACGGCCCAGCCCCGTCCACCGCGCCGATAACAGTTGACCCGGTGTAGAGGCTGGCCCCCGAGACGCCGTAGAGCGCGCTGTCGAGTACCCCGTCGCCCTTGAACAAGGCCTGCACCGGGCCTGCGCCCATGTCGGCGGAACGATCCGACAAGCCGGGGCGCGATTGCAGCACCACGCCTTGCGCTTCGGTCGGGGCCGCTTCCGCAAACATATTGATGACTGGTAGTTCGGGCAGATTGCCCCGCGCCCGCTCAAAGCTGGACAGGCCGAATTGCAGGCGCATCAGAACAGGTCAGCCACGGTCAGGGTGGAGCCGGTCAGTGTGGCATCCATCACCAGGTCGGGATTGGCGAATACCTTGTTCAGCACCGCGCGCTTGGAGGCTTCGGCAGCCTGCATCGTCAGCGGATCGAGCGCGTCAGCCCCATAAAGCGGGGCGAGATAAACGCACAGGTTCCACTTGATCGCGGCCACGATGTCAGCGGCGAGATAAAGCGTGGTGGAGGCAGTCAGTGGGGAAGGCGGGTTGACCGCGATCCCTTCCATTGCCCACAGCGCGAGCATGTCCCCGAGCCGTTCCACCGCGTCACCTTCCTGCGAAGCGTCGGGATCGGTGCCGAGCCCGGTAATCTTGCGCAGCGCGAAATTGACGATATCACGCGCCGTGGTGCCCGCCGTGTTGGCGACAATCGGCAGGTAAATAGTTTCGGTGAGGGTTTCGCCGTAGTCGGACGTAGCCGACAGCGTGAAGGTGGCGGTGGTTCCGGCAGTGCCCCCCGACACCACCACGATCAGGTTGTCGTCGTCCGGGGTGTAACTGTTGATCGTCGCGCCCGAGACGGTCGGGGCTGCGAAACTGGCAACGCTGTCGCCATCGGCCAGCGCCGGGGTCCAGGTGTAGCGGTACTTGGAACCCGGAGCCTTGGCGGTCCACGTAAGAGCCATGTTCTATCTCCGAGACGAGCCGGTGCGGGCGAAGCGCGGTGAGGCGCTGGCACGGTCCAGTGATGGCGAAGCCGCGCCATGCGCGAAGGCGGGTGAGGCGACGGTGCGGGCCGGGCGGTAACTGATCCCGCTGATCTGCCCGGCGTGGTAGAACGTGAGCGAGCAGGTGCCCGCGAGATAACTGGGCGCGCCGGAGTTGACCGCCGCCGTGAACGCGAGGGTGGAAGCCCCCGCCAGCGTCCCGCGCCCCGTCAGTGCCCCGGCATTGATCAGGGCCAGCGCGTTGCTGCCGATCAGCGCCGCCGTCGCCGTCCGCGTGGCGGTGTGCGTGAACGTCAGGCCCGAAGTCCCGACCAGCGCCGACGTGGCGGTACGGGTAGCCGTATGGGTGAAGGTCAGGCTGGCCGTGCCCGTCAGCGCCCCAGAAGCGGGGTTGGTCAGGGTGGCCGTGTGGGTGAAGGTGATCAGGCTGTCGCCCGCATAGGCTGCGGGGTTGGCGAGGTGGGTAAAAGCCAGCGAGGCCGTGCCCGAGAGGCCCGGTGCGGCAAAGGTACCGGTATTGGCGAAAGTCAGCGTCGAACTGCCCGCCAGCGTCCCCGTCCCGGTGATCGCGGCGGCGTGGGTAAACGCGAGCGGGGCGGTGCCGACCAGCCCGAGCGTCCCGGCATGGGTAAAGGCGAGCGAACTGGAGCCCGCCAGCGTCCCGCGCCCGGTAATCGGAGCAGCGTGGCTGAAGGTGAGCGCGGAAGCCCCGGAGAGTGCCCCAGAGCCCGTTAGTGGTGCGGCATGGGTGAACGTTAGGGCAGAGGCTCCAACCAGCCCCAGCGTGCCCCTGTGGGTGAAAACGAGGCCGTTAGTGCCCGCCAGTACCCCAGTAGCGGCAATCGTCCCTGACGGCGTGAAGGCAAGCGCACTGGCCCCGGCGAGAACGCCCGTGGCGAGGCCGGTTGCGGTGTGTGTGAAGGCAAGCGGGGTCGTGCCGGTCAGCGCAGCGGTAGCGGTGCGGGTGGCCGTATGGGAAAAGGCGAGGGTTGACGTACCGGCGAGGGTGCCGGTGCCGGTGACCGCCCCGGAGTGGGTGAACGTGAGCGCCGAGGTGCCCGAAATAGCCCCTGCCGCGCCGCTCCCCGTGCTGACGCTCTCGACCGCGAAATATTCCGCCGTCGATGGTATCGTCCCGTAGGCGAGGACCTCAAGGCTCAGTTTGCCGGTCTTGGCCTGCGTCGCGGTGGGAACCGTGGCGTCGGTAAATGTGCCAAACACCGTCCATGTCGCGGGCGGGTCTTCGCTCGGCGGGGCGTAGGACCCTTCCCAACGGGTGTTGGTACTGTCGTAGCGTAGCCGCAACCACCCCATCGTGGACGAATTGTACGAGACGGCGGTGCGGTCGCCGAAAGTGGTATCGCCGATGCCAATGTTGAGGCCGTTGGTGGCGACGTAGACGCCGAGCTTCGAGGTATCGACCCGCGCGGTGAACATGATCGCGCAATAGGCCGACGTGTCAGGGATCGTGGGAAGCTGGAAATAAGCCCCGTTGGTGCTGGCCCAGTCGTAGAAGGCCGTCGAGACATAGCCCTTCGACGCGTTGTAAGTGCCCGCATTGACCGCGAACCGCGCCTTGCCGCCGCTCTCGCTGATCGTGGCGCTGGCCCCGAGCGAGGTGGAGGAGAACAGGTTGCCGGTCGTCCATGCCGCGCCGATCGACCCGTCCTGGAAATCATCGGTCAGCGTGCTGACATCGGCCAACTGTGCCGCGTCGAGTTCGATCACCACCGCGCCGTAGGCCGAGGACGAGGTGCCGCCCCACGCGATCGACGAGCCGGTCTCCCCGCTGTTGCGGGTCATCACCTCAAGGCCCGAGGTCGGGGTCGCGTAGCCGTTGTCGAAGACTTCGGTGTAGCTGGCGTTGTTCGCGACCGTGGTGGTCGAGTTGGTGCCCGAGAACACCGCGCCGATCACGGCGTTGTTCGTGCTGATCGCCGAGCCCATCGAGACCGTGGGCGTGGTGCTGGCGCTCTGGTTGTCCGCTGTCGCCGACTTGACCTTGAGCCCGGTCAGGCCCGCCTTGTCCGCCCCCGCGACCTTGATGACCGCCAGGCCGCCGCCGGTGGTCGTGCCCGGGGCGTGCGTGAACACCGTCGAGGCGGCGACGCCGATCGGCACGTCGCGCACCCAGACCTGCATGCGGTCGGCGCTGGCGTTCTTTACCGTCTGCTGCGCGAGGGTATAGGTGCCGCCACCGTCGCCGTTGTTGTCGGTCGGGGCAGTGGTGCCGGTGTAGCCGGTGTGCGCGGCGACGATGACCGGAACGTCCCCGACCGCAGGGGTGGCGGTAACGGTCTTGGTCCCGCTGGTCGTGTTGAACGTGACCGAGCCGAGGAGGGTGAGCGTCAGCGCCATGACCGCTCCTTAACTGTTCGAGGCCGCGCCATTGTAGGTGTTGCCCGCCCGCGTCAGGGTCGCGTTTGCGCCCACGTTCCACATGTTGGTCATGGTGCCGGGCGAGGCGTTGGTTACAGTGTTGTTCGAAACCGTCGCCGTGACGTTCACCGTCCCGCTCGCGCCGTAAATCTGGAAAGCGTCGGTCGTCAGGCCGTTCTTGATCGTGTTGTTCGAGAACGTGACCCCGTGAACGTAGGAGTTCCCCGCCCAGATCAGCACCACCGGGTTGCCGATGCCGGTGTTCGTCCGGCATGCTTCAAGCAGGTTGTACTGGCAATCGATGCTATCGACGTTGCCCGTAAAGTACGGCGAACCCGGCGTATCGAGCCGACACCCGGCAGCCCCCGAGCGCAGGACGTAATTACGATAAGCCGTGCCGCCGTTCGTGCCCTCGAACGAGAACCCCGACGCCCCGGCATCAATGGAAATGTTATCAAGGAAATTGATGTTGGACAGGATGGCGGTCCCGTATCCAATCGAGGAAAAGCTGTCGTCCCCGGTGCGGTAGCCTTTGCAGTACTGGACGGTGACGTTGTAGCTCGCATCCGTGACGTGGAAGCCGTCCGAATAGTTGGAATCCACCGTGCAATAGGTCACCGTGCCGTCGTGGCTGTAGCCGCCGAGAGAGTTGCCCTGGATGAAGAACCCGGCATCCTCGCAGCCCTTGACCCACACGTTATGGATCGTGAAGCCCGCGACGTTGTAGATCATCACCCCCCGATGTTCCTGGTCGAGGTTGTAGCGAGCCGTCCCCGGCGACGTGAACGACAGGTCGCAGATCCGCAGGGTCGCGTGGCTCTCGAAATTGACCGTGCTGCCAGAGGCCGACAGCGCACGAATTTCCGTTAGCCCCGGCCCGTCGCCGTAGATCACCTTACCCGCGCCGTAGAGCATGCGCAGCGAGGTAGAGTGGCCGTAGACCCCGGTGGGGAAGTAGAAGGCCCAGTTGTCCGCCGAGGCGGTGTCGAAGATCGCCTGGAGTTTGGTCGTTTCGTCCGACCCGTTGCCCGACAGGTTGTTCGCGCCAAAGTCGGTCTTGACGTTCTTGATGGTCTTTCCCGTCAGGAACGACGTGTCGGTACGCGCCCAGCCCCCGCCAATGGGCGAATTGGTGGCGGGGGCCGCCGGAGTGACCGTCGCTGTACGCTTGCGGCCCATTCCGAATTTCATCAGTCGGCGGTCGTGGTGAGGGCTGAAGCCGCAAACGTCGGGGTGACGCCGCTCGACACCGCGAGGCTCGACGTGAGCGCCCCCGAGAACAGCAACCCGCCGCCCGTGGAACTGTCGCAGATCGCGAAGTAGGTGACGGTCGCGCCGGTTGTCCCGCAGGTCGGGAACGTGATCGTACCGGTGTTCGAGACGGTGTTGCCCGAGATGGTCCAGCCACCCGAGGTCCGCGCCACGGCCACGCGAGCATAGTTGGTGTAGGTCGTTTCCGACATCGACGAGCCGGTTCCAGCCTCGGTCGGATCGGCGGTGCACAGCGCGACGTAGAGCGAACCCGCCGTGGTCGAACCGCGCAGGCCCGTAGCATCGCCAATGTTGGCAATCGTGCTGTTGTTGAAGATGTTATTCAACAACGCGGTTTCGAATAAATTTGAAGCAGACATCAGCCGTCCCCCTCGTCAAAAGGAAAGGGCGGGACCGAAGCCCCGCCCAATTCATCAGGTGCCCGAGAGACGCAGGGCGAGACGACGGTCGATGGTCTTGAGACCATACAGAACGTCGCAGCGCCACTTGGCCACGTCGTTGGTGCCATCGTAGTACGGGATGATACGAACGCTGACGCCGTTGTAGCTCTCGCGCGCCACGTCCACCGCACCCGGAGGGGCTACCATCGGGACCATCGCCAGAGCGAAGGCGTTCTTGTGGAACACCAGGTTCTGGGCGTAGCCGGTGGAAGCCGTGCCGAGGAAGGTCAGCGCGGCATTGTCAGCCGGACCAGCAGAGACGTTCTGGAACGCACCCGAAGCGATGATCGCCGGGGCATAGGTCAGCGTCAGGTTGCCCGTACCATCCGACGAACCATCGGCAGTCACGACGAACTGCTTGAGGTGCGGCAGGGTGGCCTTGGTGACCGGGTTCACGTCGAACACACCAGCGATGGTGTACACGTCGCCCGCCTTGACGCGCGAGGCAGCAGCAGCCGTCCAGCCATCGGTGATGAGCGAGGCGGTGCCGGTGTCCTTGGTCAGGGCGTAGGTAGTGGCCTGCGAAGCGCCGTTGACCAGCGGAGTGCCGCCGAGCGGGCCGACCGTGTGGGTGGGCACGTTCTGCGACATCTGGGTCATGATGCCGCCGAGGTTGCCGAGCGAGCCTTCACGATAGGCACCCGAAGCCGCGTTCTGGATGTACATCGCCGACTGCGCGCCGACGAGGCCCCAGAAGTCCGTGGGCGAGAGCAGGGCCGTGCGGTCGCCGGTCGGAACCGCCGTCAGGTCGAGCCGCTGCGGAGCCTTCACGAAGTCGGTGAACGAGTCCACGGTCTGGCCGGGGGTGCCAACCCAGTTCGGCACGTCCTTGTACAGCGCGAACAGGTCGGCATCGATCTGGTTGGCAAGCTGCACCATCGCGGGCTTGATCACCCGCTGGCTCAGTTCCTTGATCGACAGCGACAGCTCGACGGACGAGAACTGGAAGTCCACGCCCTTCTGCTGGTTGACGGTGATCGAGGTCGAACCTTCGACAACGTCCTGGATCGACGCGGTAGCGCCCGAGCGGACGGTGAAGTCGGTCGGCTTCTTGATCGTGACGGTCGCGCCGGGGGTGTAGCCGTTGACGCGGTTCTCGAATTCCTTCTCGTAGCCACGATAGACGTTCCCGGCCATGCCGAGTTCGTTTTCGAGAATCATCGTGGCTTCCTTGGCGATGATGCTCGCCGTAAGGACAGTGTTTGCCATGTTGAAAAGTCCATCTCGCCCCGTTGCCGAGGACTGGGAAAGCCGACGTCATCACGACGTGGGCGAACCGTAGGGGTTAGATCAGCCCTTTGCTCCGGGCCGCCACGTATTCATCCATCGACATGGCAGAAGGGTCTTTCGTCCCTCCCGCCGTGCTTCCGGTCACGGGGCGGATCGGTGCAGCGGGCACCTTGGGGGCAGGCTTGGGCGCAGTCAGTTGCGCTTCGATCCTGCCGATTTCCCGAGCCAGTTGCTTGTCGGTCATCTGGTAGAGGCGCGCCGCTTCAGCAGGGTTCTTGCCGAGGTGATAAGCCACGTCGGGGCCGAACTCGCTGGAGGCGATAAGTTCCGCCATCTCCGCAGAGATGGGCAGGGAGGGATTGGTCGTCACCGCGTCAAAGTCAGCCCACTTCGTCCGCGCTTCGGCGGCGAGTTCGCTGTACTGCTGTGCAGTGACCTGCTCGACGGTGCGCTGGGCCGCTTCAGCCCGCTCCTGCCGATCAGCCATCCGAACCTTGGCTACCAGTTGATCGTCGTAATCGAGGGTTTCGAGGTCGGGGACTTCCTGGGCCTTCTTGCGCCAGTATTCCGCTTCCCGAAGCGCCTCATGCTTCTGTCGGGTCAATTCATCGATGCGGTTATGAACCCCCGGCTTCTTGCGGGGCTTCGCGGCTTCATCGTCGCCGGTATCAGGTTCCGCCTGATCGGTTTCCGTGTTTTCAGTTACGGGCTGCTCGGTGGTCGCTTCCGAGGTTTCGACCGGGGCAAGGGGTTCCTCGCCCGCAGGCTGTTCGCCTGAGACTTCTTCGCTCATCTTGTGGGGTTTCCAGTTGCGCCCGAGGGCGGGTTTTGCCGTTTAGAGGCCGTCGCCTGTGCCCGCCATGTTGAAGCCAGCCTGCAACGCATCCAAGTGCGCCTGCTGAACATCGATCATGGTTTCGACCTGGGTTTTCTGTGCCTGAGCCTTCTTCAACTCAGTGCTGGCCGCCGTATCGGCAACCTTGGCCTGTTCTGCCGCCATCGCCAGTTCCTGTGCGGGATCGGGCTGCGGCGGGCCGGACAACTGCTGCTGTTGCGCCTGGTTCTCCATGCGCTTCTTATCCACGTCCGGGTCCATCCCCGGCGGAACAAGGGCCAATGCAAGGCGATCAGCCAGCTTGTCGCCGTATGGCATGTCGAGCGCCTTGACGATCATGTCCGCGCCGATCTGACCAATCGCCGGAACCGACTGGACGAGCTGCATCATCTTGTCGGCGGCTTCCATCCGCTTGGTGGCAAACGCCGGGCCGGTGGTCACTTCAAGGTCGAACTGGCCGCGCGACAGGTCATTGGTGATCGTCCCGTCCGGCATCATCGCGTTGATCTTGGCAAAGCCCTCAATCGCGCCGTCCTCGCCCATCATGCGAATGACCCGTTCGCCGGTATACTTGTGCGGGATCATTTCAATCAGGATACGCCCGCAATGGCGAATGGCCGCCGAGAGGTTGTCAACGTAGACGAACGAAGCCGTCTCGCCCTGCTGGTCGCGGGCCATGATCGCCCGGCCGCTCGTCTCGTTCGACTGCTTGCCGAGGCTGGCGTCATAGATCCCGGTGGTTGCCTTCATGTCGCCATCGGCAACCATCGCTTCCTGATACCAGGCGCTGGCGAAGTTGGGCGGGGCGATGCGCTGCGGGCCTTGCGGGGCCAGCGGGTCGGGGTCGTAGGGCAACACCATCGGGTTGCCGGTGTTGAGTGCAGCCCATGCCGCCTGATGCTGCGCCACCATCTTGGTGGTCACCAGATACGGAGCCTTGGGCTGGGCCGCGACTGTCTCCAGCATGGCCGAGCGCGCGTAGTTGTACGCCTTCTGGCTGTCCATCGCCGGATAGATCAACCCGTGGCGGAACACCTCGTCGCCAACCTCGATCTCCTCGCCAATGACGGGGATCAACGGAATGTACGAGCCCTCCCACTCGTATTCCTCAAGCACCGCGTTGGCAGTGATCTTGCGGCACTTGACCTTGTAGCGTTCCGACTTGCGCTTGGCCTGGACCCCGATGCCCTGCGCGCCGAGGTCCGCCGCCATCTGGTCGGTGATCTCGTCGTCCCACATCGTCTGCCCGTTGGTAAGCAGCACGAGATCGCGCGCTTCAGGCTCGCGGGTCCAGTATTCGGCAATGCGAATCTTGTTGTCGCCGTGCCAGTGCTGGCCGTAGTCCATGCCATCCCAATTGCTCTCGGCGGCATTGGGATACATCTCCGCGAACTGTTCTTTCGTCACCAGTTCGGAGACGAACGCCCACCGCATATCGCAACGGGTCGGCTCGACCGCGCCAGGATCGACCACCACCGACAAGGGGTTGCGAATGCCCTTGACGTAAAGCTCTTGGTCGAAGCTCTTGCCATCGGCATAGTCCGACAGCACTCGGAACCATGCCAGCCCACCAATGACCGCCTGTTCGCCCGCCTTGGAATAGACCCGGTGTGCGTCCGACTGGCTCTCGATGTGGCGGATGATCGCCGAGTAAATCTCCGCAAGTTGCGGGTCGGTCTGGTCGTCAACGGGAAGCACGCGGATGGCAGGCTTGTTCTGCCGCATCTCGCCGGTGATCTGCTTGACGAACTGCGGGCAACGGTTGATCGCCACAGTAATGCGGCCATTGCGCTTCTGGAGGTCGCCCGCGTCCCACTGATCCTCACGGCGGCCACGGTAGAACCGGCGCTGCTCCTGGTCCAACTGGCGGTTGAGGTCGTCGGCAGTCAGGCCAACGGCGAAGCGTTCGCGGGCCAAACGCAGGAGATCGGCTTCGGCCACATCTTCCTTGCCATCTGCCTTGCTGTTTTCAGGCGGCTCTTTCTCGATCATCCGCCCCAACCCCCGCCGCTGCCAAAGTCCAGTTTCACCGCTGCTTGCGGTTCTTCGTAAGCCACGCAGCCCGCGCCGAATGCGTCCGCACTATGGCTTGCCCAATCGTGCGCAGGGCCAAGGCCGATACCGCGCTTTTCGTCCCGCTTTTCGTGATAGGCGACCAGCGCATCCACGCCCGCTTTGGTCCGTGCTTCGTCAAACCGCATGCGGCCGAATAGGTGGCGGCCCTTCTCAATCCGGTTGATCGCCGCGCCCTTGCCTTGGTTCGGGATGACGTGGACCGTGTAGCCCGCCGCTTCCAATGCCGAGCGGTAGGACACGTCAAACACCTTGTCCTGCGTGTCGCCGTCATGCGGCAACCAGATAGCGGCGCGGTCTGGCGAGTAACCCTGCGAACGAAGCCAAGCGAGGTGCGCCGCGATAGGCTGGCCCTGCACTTCGTAATGATTGGTCCAGCGAATTTCCGTGCCGACGTGCTGCGCGGCCCAAAATACGAAGTTGTCCGCCTTTGCCCCGGTCCCGCCGATGTCGGCATAAAGCCTGACGATCAGGTGCGGGTCTTCGGCCACCAGCCCGATCCGCCCTTCAGCCCGCGCCTTGGCGATCTCGTCGGCGTAATACGCGCCTTCAATCGCCGCGTCGAAGTCGCATTCCATTTCGCGGTTGTATTCGTTGGCGGTCATCTGCGCCCGCATCGCGTCCAGCTCCGACTGCTCAACTAACCCGGTTTCCGATGCCTTCAGTTTCAGTGCGAACCATTCATCCGATGTCAGCGCGCTCTGGTACACGTCGTAAAAGGCGTTGCGGCCCTTGGGTGTCCCGATGAACACCGCCCATCCCTGCCGATCCGCCAACGCAGGCCGGATAACCTCGCGCCACGCTTGCGGCGGTTGGTCCGCGAACTCATCCAGCACCACACCATCCAGATAGATGCCGCGCAGCCGGTCATAATTGTCCGCGCCATAGAGCCGCAGCCGCGCCCCGTTGTGCGGGAAGTCCACCCGCAATTCGCTTTCGTTGATCTGCGCGCCCGGAATCTGCCCAGTGAACCGCTTGACATAAGCCCAGACCACATCCTTGGCCTGTGCGTAGTAGGGCGCGATATAGGCAAACCGAGGATCAGGCTTGTCACACCTTAGCGCCGCGTCAATCAGATCTAGAATGCTGGCGACCGTCTTCCCCGCGCGACGATGGGCCACGATGCAGCCAAACCGCTGCTTGCGGGTATGGAACGGGCGAAAGGGTTTGCGGGCCTCGTAGCCCAGCTTAATCGTCTGCGTCGTCACGCGGGACGCCAGTCAGGACGGTAAGCGTCATCGGCCCACCATCCTTGCCGCTATGCTCGTGCTTATTGGCGTCACGGAACGCATTAGACAGCTTGCCCAGATACCAACGCTCGGCATCGAACGCCAAACGACCCTTCGCAGCGTCCTCGGCGGTCTTGGCTTCAAGGATCGCCCGATCCGCCCGAAGCTGATAGCCGATCTCCCTCGCGCGCGTTATCTGTCCGGCGAAGTCCTCGTCATTCTCAATCCACACATGAACCGTGGACCATGCAGGCATCTCAGGATCGCGGCAGATGCTGGCGAGGCTTTCGCCATCGGCCAGGCGTTCGACAATCGCGGAACGAACGGCGGCATTGTCTGCCATCAGTCATCCCCTTCCGTGAGAAACAGCATCGTGCTTGGCGCGGTGTGTTCGTTGATGGCGTGGCGAATGTCGCGGGAGAGGTCGCTGATCTTCGCGCAGATCCCGGCAAGGTGGCGCTTGGCATCTTCGTGCTTGAGGTCCGCCGCGATAGCGATAGCCTCGGCGTGTTCAACTTCCTCTTGAGTGATAACCTCAGTGCGCCGCCATTCGGCCAGGTCGTCCATCAGCTTTTCGAGGTTGGCCGGGAGGGACATAGCGCCTCCTGTGCCTGCTAGAACGCGCTGCCGCCATCGGCGCGGAAGGCATCAATCTCGCGGACGTTCTTGCGCGTCCAGAAATACGCGCCACCACCAGCGATCACCGTGATAGATGCAACGAGGATCACGATGGCTGTCGGAGCATCCATGCGCGCCTCCTGTGTTTCGCCAGCCCGCTCTGTCCGGTCGCGCCTTCAGTGCTGCGCGTGGGGAGGTGTTCGGCAGGGGGCTGGCAGGCCGACGTGCGGCCTAAACGAAAAATGCGCCCGGTTCGACCTTTCGGGAACCAGACGCATTTCTGACTATTGAATATTGCCCTTAGTTCAATCGCGACCAAATGTCAAATGCGTTCGCGCGTGCAGATCACGTCCGCAATGAAGCAGACGATGGTGTGCGCCCGGATCTCTGACCCCCGGCTGCCATAGCCCAACTCACACCCGGCGACCCCGGCACTGTGGCCATGACGGCAAACCCGCTCGAACACGTTCCAGTAAGCCCCCATGCCGGGGAAATAGCCCTCGATCCGCTTCAGGTCGTCCTTGGCGTCAAGGTAGATCGCGCTCGCCAGTTCGGTGGAAACGCTGGCAGGCATGCGCTCGCCGTAGTTGGCCGTCACCCGCTGCCGGATGCCGACGATGTCCCACAGGCGGCGCACCTGGTCGATGGCGATCTTTTGGCGCTGGTCGATCCGTCCGCTGTCCAGCCACCGCTCCACCGGATCATGGCCGGTGTTGCGATAGGCCCATGCCTTCAACCCTTCGTCGTCCATCACGTAGCCCGGTGCGTAGCCCTTGCCGATCTGCTCGGGGGTGGGGGCAACCAGTTGCTCGATCGGCTCGACCTTGGCCTTCTTGCGCGCGTTGGCATGCTTGCGTCCCATACTTACTTCCCCCTCTGATAGATCACTTCACCCTCGCCAGTTCGATCCACATCAGCCGACCCTCCGCACAGCCACGATGTCCCATGCGTGCGGCTCGAACCCGGCCCACACCCACTTCATCTGCGCGCGGGTGCGGGGCTGCTCGTCCACCAGACCATTGCCGTACTGCACTAGCCATTCTCCATCTTGCGGTGGGCGCTTGCCCGAGACCTTCACGAAACCGGGGGCGGGAATGTCACGGCGAGAGACCGGCATTTTCCCTCGCCTTTTTCGCCAAGATGCTGGCCACCAGCGGGTCAACTGTGCTGCCGGGGGTGCCGCCGTTGCGGCGCTCTTCGGGTTTGAGCCAATCTGCCTCAAACCCTTGCCAACCTCGCGTCACAGCCTTCGCCAGCGCAGCTTCGAGTGTCCAACCGGCTTTCGCGGCTTCCGCGGCGATCCCGTCCAGTGCGGTCTGCGTCAGCGGCGAGCGTTTCTTGTTCCGAACCCGGTTGAAATCTCCCCAGGTCTGGTCGCTCACCCCATCCGGCTTGGCAGGGGGGGCATCCCTCCCTCGTTTCGCGGCCGGTGTATTCCCATCGTTAGATGGGACAGGGGGGGTAGAACTATCATAGGGGGGGAGTAACGCGTTACCTGTAACGTTATTAGTAACGCCTTCGTCGTTCTTTTGCCTGCGGCGATTGCGAAAGCGGGCCTGCCGTTCGGCGTTGGCAGAGCGCGTCTTCTCAGGGCTGAGTTTCGCGAATTCGATCACGTCAGTCAGCGAGAGCCCACGCGCCTGCAGGAATTCCATTTGCTCGATTGTCAGGTTCATCCGCGCACCGCCTGATACTGGCCGTGGAACAGGCCCTCCGCGCTGCCGGTTACGCCATTGCGGCGCTTGGCGAGGATGAACTCAATCCGACCCTGCGCCGCCTCCATCGCGATCTGCCAGTCAGGATCGCGTTCCTCGGGGGCTTTCTGCGCGAGGTAGTATTCCTGGCGAAGCAGGAACAACACGGCGTCGGCGTCCTGTTCGATCTGGCCGCTGTCGCGCAGGTCCGACAGGATTGGGCGCTTGTCGTTGCGGCTTTCTACCGAGCGCGAGAGCTGGGCGAGGGCGAAGATCGCAACGCCGTTGTCCTTAGCCATCGCCTTGAGGCCCCGGCTGATCTCCGAGACGGCCTCATATTGTGACCGGCCCTTGCTGTCGGGCTGGAGCAGCTGGAGGTAATCGACCACCACCAGTTCCAGCTTGTACCCGTTGGCCTGCATCCGCCGTGCGTGCCGGCGAACGAGCATATTGAGCCGCCCGATAGAGAGCGCGCCGGTATCGACCACCGTGATCGGCAGTTGCATGGCCTTGGCCTGCGCCTTCAGAATTTCCGTGCGCTGGTTCGGATACAGGTCGCCGTCGCGGATCGCCTTGAACGGCACCGGGTGACTATCGAAGCATAAGTCGGACAGCACCTTGGCCCCCAACTCGCCGCCCGACATTTCAAGGCTTACAAACAGCACCCCATGCCCTGCTTCGGCCGCGCCGAGAGCGTAGGACAGGGCCACGGTCGTCTTGCCCATGCCGGGGCGGCCCGCACCGATGATAAGCTGCTTGGGCTTCATCGGGCCGAGCAGGTCGTCGAGAGGCTGGATCACCTGACAGCGGACGCCGTGGGTCTTGTCGTCCAGACTGGCGAGGTGTTCGGCAATACACTCGGCGATGGACAGTTGGGCGATGCCGTCCGAGGTCGAGCCGAGCGCCTGGTCGGCATGGCTGACGATCTCGGCCATCGTGCTGTCGAGGTCTGCACAGGCTTGCGCTGCGGTGGCAAGGCCAGCCCGCATCCGGCGGCGGTGCGCAAGGTCTGCGATCTGGCGCGCCACCTCGATCCCGCCGAACCCCATCGCCGCGCCGGTCAGCTTCATCAGGTAGGTCACGCCCCCCAGCGGGTTGAGCGTTTCGTCACCCTCGAAATAGCCCCGTAGCGTCACCGGGTTGGCAGTCTTGCCGCGCGAGAACTCGCGGACCATCGCCGAGTAGATCCGACCATGCACGGGCTCGGCGAAATCGCTGTCGCGCACGATGTCGGCGGCACGGTCAATCAGGCCGTTGTCGTTCATCAGGCTGCCGAGCAGTTCTGCCTCGGCCTCATAGTTGCAGAGGGGGTCGCTCATTGTTCGGCCTCGAACAGCTTGCGAAAGCGCTCGAACGCCTCCGTGCGAACTGCGAGGCGGGCGGGATCATCCCACAGCCCCGGCTCGCGCTTGTGACGCTTCACCATGTCGGCGTAGCGGGCGAAGGCATCGTCTGCCGTCATCATACGAACCTCAGTTCGACAGAGGGGTTGAGATGACGGAACAGGGCAGTGCGCAGCGGCACGTCACGCGAGGCGAAGCCGTTCTTGGCCTTCACGTCCTCGGCTACCAGTTTCCCGTTCTCGACGTAGGTGAAATCGGGTTTATAGGTGGCCTTGCGCCCGTTGGCGTGGGTGAGCGGCTTGCCCTCGATCACGAAGGTGTAGGTCGGTTCGACCTGGAGCCCGGCGATCTTGCCCGCCCGTTCCAGCGTGTGCAGTTCGCCGCAGCGCTTGGCCTCCTTGGCGGAGGCGTGGGTGTGGCCTTGCTGGCAGGGCGTCTTGTGGGCGAAGAACTTGGTCATACCCGGCGCTCCACCAGATCCGCGAACCCCATGGCGAGCGCTTCGGCTTCCAACCGGGCCAGCTTGGCGCGGGTGCTGGCGATCTGCTTGGGCAGGACGCGGACGCGGTATTCGAGGTGCAGCGTGTCCCGGTTCTCGGCGCGGCGCTTGGCTTCGAGCGCATTCCAGCATGCCCGGCAGCGCCCCTTGAAGGCCGTGCCGCCGTTGTAGGTCTTGATGTTCTCGGGGGTGCGAGGGTGGCCGCAGGGGAAGTTCACTGCCCGATCCTCCGCTGTGCTTCGCGGTGTTCCTTGCGGTCGCGGCAGGCCGCCAGCAGCGCCTGTTCATCAGCAGGAAGCCACCTGTTGCGGTGGGTGTGCGGGATGGCCGCAAGGATCAGGTCGCGGTTGATCATTGCGCCGTTCCCCGCTTGATGAACTTGCCCACGAAGAGGCCGAGGGGCAGCGACAGGGCGAACCAGATGGCAAGAGCGGTCATTGCACGGCTCCCCGGTGCCGATCGGCTTCCGCCACGACCGCGCCGAGCTGGTGAAGCAGCGGGCGGATGGCCTCGGCTAGCGCCAGCGTCTCCACATGATCGCGCTTTCCGTCCGCGAGGGCTTCGGTCCACTGGCCGGCGAGGTGCGAGATGCGGGCAACGGTGGCGAAGTCGTCCAGCCCCTTGGCCGAAGTCGGACGCAGTTCGCGGCTGTAGAGTTTGGCGATGTCGTCCAGCGCGGTGGGGTCCAGCGCCAGCAGGTTCCACAGCCGGTGCGGGGCAGGGAATGAACCGTTGGCGAGATTGCCAAGCTGGCGCGGGGACACGCCGAGGGCCAGCGCCACCTTGTCACGGCCATGCACGGCGATCATGCGCGAGACGCCAAGCATCATCTGCGCGTGGAACTTGTCTTCGCC